CGAAAAAGCTGCACAAGCTCTAGCAATTGCTGCAGGATTTATTCTATCAATTTCTTTTTGAAGACCTTCACCTATAGATGTAATATCAATTCTTGATCCACCATCTAGACCACCTGTAATAACGTAAAGACCATCATAGCTCAAGAAAACTACGCCAACATTTGGAACCATTTTAATAGTATTTGTTGCTGCAGTTCCTATTTCACTATTTACTTGTGAGATTGTATAATCACCACCTGGGCCAACACGCACAACCTCAACTGCCCTCTGTCTAAACACAAGAAGGTTGTTGTAGTACGCTATAACGCCTGTAATAGCTCCACCTGCAGTAGCACCTATGTCAAAGTAATCGGCCGCTCCAAACTGCTCTGGAAGCCCTTTTTTGCTATAGATTATTCTGGTAGGATTTAAACTTCCACCAGCAAGCCAAACAGAACCATTCCAGCTGGCTCCATACTGATATCCAGTAGAAATAAGTGATGTTTCTGCTACGCCTGGTGCTTCTGTAATTAAAGATCCATCTGGTGTTGTATCAATAAAAGACAATGTAACGTTATCATTAATTTGTTTTACAAGATAATAAACTTCATCAGCAGCGCCTGATAGCTCTGTTGTCTTTTGATTTTTTGTTCTGTAGATTCTTCTTGCAGAAGTTCCTCTTGGACCTCTTGGAACGGTCTTTAAAAATACACCAAACTTCCTTTGTGTTGCAGCTCCTGATAAAGTCTCCCATGCAAGACCGTTAGATCCTGATATTGGAGATTCAGATCCTGTATCTGTTATAAATGTAATTTTATAATCATATTGGTTTAGTTTTGCAGCATCAGGATCTCCCAATCCTCTTGCAGAAGCCTTTGGAAACTTTGGTGATGCAATTCCCTGCTCTAGCTCCTCTGTGCCCAGCAAATATCCAGGTTGAATGTCTAGAACTTCTGGTGTTCCAGTTGGAATAGAAAACGAAAAATCTCTGGAAAGCTCTCTTCCGTAAAACCAAATTGGCTTATTGTATCCGTTTATAATTAAAAGCCTATTTCCATATGGAATAAACTGTGTTCCAGGCTCGTTAAGTTTTGGAATATGTCTTTCGGTTGCAATTATTGCAATATCGTCTAAAAATCCTCCGCCATTTTTATTGCCTAGCCAATAATAAAGTGTTCCTGCTTGTTCAACGATATAATAAATCTGCTCTGTAGATTGCTTTGTCCAAACAAAACAAGCGTCTATTCTTCCACCAAGATAAGTAGATATCTGAGCTGTAGTCATGCTTGTTGCAAAAGAGCTGCCAAAGTCCCAAAATGGTTCTATTCCTCTATCAAAAAGCAAACCACCGCCAAGAGGATCAACACGAGCAGCCGTGATGTCATAAGCGCCTCCAATTTCAGGCTCCCAGGATTGATCTATTCCTTTGATGGAAATATTTGAAACTTTGTTAGAATTCATTAGCTTAACCTTCTTAGTGAGCTATAATCATAATTTGCGTTAAATCCACCATCTGATATTGGAAATCTACCTCTAACTATGTTAGAATCAATGTGATCCAAATATCTTTTTTGTAGACCTTTAACTTCTTCTGCAATTCTTTTTCTATATGTATCAGACATAGGCATATTGCCAAGCTTTAAGTAAATTTCTTCTAGAGCTTTGTAAACAATAAGTTGATGAAATTCATATGGCATTTCTGGAGAATCTGTTGCCTCTGCTAAAACTTTTGGCTTATACATATATCTCATTAAACCATATCTTAAATAATTCTGAAATACTTTCGTAAAATCAACGGTTGCTGCTTGTTGTGTTATTGCTTGATCCCATGCATCTACACGTGGATAAGGTCTAATCATAAGATGCTGACCATCTATTTCGATGTATCTTGGATTTCCTGGATCAATTGAGGCAAATGTTGAAACTGTAGTAGAAGAAGAAGTATCTGCAACTTTTATTGTCGCAAGATAAGTAGAAGTATTTCTTGTTGCACCATCTTGATTAAATGTCTTCCAAGCTGGAATGCCTAGTCGCTCGCCAGTTGTTCTGTTAAAGTTTGCATTCCAGAAGATAACTTTTCTCATTCCTTCGTACTGTGTTGGCTGTGTATCAAAACTTTGCCAAGCATCAGCAATGATTGGCTGGTCGTCCCAGCTTACGAATGATATTGTAAGTGAAAAAGAAGAAGAATTTCCTGTAAATTTTACAGTTGCTGGCTCAGAAAGCGGACCAAATTTTCCATCCTTCTCAAAACACCAGCATACCTCTATGTAGGTGTTTTGTAAAAATCCCGCATTACCTTCTATTGCAGAAGTTGAAAGACTACATTTCTCACCTGGAGGAATATTCTCTGGTGGTGACCATACATAAGCTTCTGCATAAGCAGCTTTATAATCTTCTCTAAGATTTAAATCTTCAGATCTACGTGCAGTTAAAGCTATTAACTTTCCATATGGAGGAAAAGCTCCTGATGCAACATTTGATCCTGCATGTGCTGGATGATCTGTGTGTGCTAAACTTAACAATTCTAGACAATCTTGTGGTAGTTGGTAATATCTCTTTTTAATTAGCCAGTCTGTAACATCAGTATTTGAAGCTGAATGATATACTTCTTCCAACAAAAGCTCTGCAGGACCGGTTATTTTTGAAATTTTATATTCCCATCCATCTGCTTGGAATATTGCTCCTTCCCATACTTCTGCGATAAGTCTATCCATAGATTGAGAGAAAGTAACTTTTCTGCTTCCTTTTGTAACTGCAGCGTTAGTAACAAGAGCTGTATTTGCACCATCTCTTGATCCCATCATATCTGGATGAAATGGAAAATAAGCTTTTTTCTGTGCAAAATTCCAACGCTTCATTCCCCATATGTTCATGTAAGCATCGTTTATAAGTTGATCTAGCTGATCATTAAAGCCTTGAAGATCTGGTGAATAATCAAGACTATTTTTAACTTTTTCCCTTAAGGCTTTAAGATTCATTTTATATCCTCTACTTGTGGTAATTCGTCAAGACAAAAAAGCCCCAGGTGATGCCTGGGGCTTTTACTTAGGTAAGTTTAAATTACCAAACTTTGTAGATTAGGGCCTTAACCTGACTTGCTACAGTTGCGCCAGTTGCCTCAAGTGCGACACCGACACAGGTGTAAAGATCAGCTGCTGCTCTTTTTGCTACGAAGCCAGCGGTTGCGCCAGAGCCAGTTGCTGATACTGATAGTGCATCACCTGCGGCGATACCTGCATCTGCATTTACTAGAGCAATTCCCTTTAGAACTACAGTTACCTTCTCTCCGACTGCTGCTGCGCTTGTAGCGACACCAACTACGCCCAGCGTGTCAGCAGAGCTTAGATCTGCTGGAACTACTGAGACTAGCTTGGTTCCGTCCAAAGTTGCTGCTCTTAAGTCTAGAGAGACTAGATCACCAACAGAGATTGCTACAGCTGCGACAAATACTTCTGTCTGGTTTCTGTTCTGTGAATCAGTTCCGACAGCAACTGTGTTGCCAAAGCCATCTCTCTGTGATGTCTCTAAATACTGAATTAATGTTGAAGTAGCCATTTTATTTTATTCCTTTTATTTTAAAAATTAAGCGTTTGCGTTTACTAGCATACCTTGTCCGCCTAGGAAGTCAGCGATTAGCTGTGCCTTGACGTAAAGCTGTGCGCTTCTTGCGGTTGTACCAGAGACGTGCTCGAAAGGAGAAACTGCGAAGTCTGCATCCTTGTGGAATACTAGCTTGATACCTTCGTAGTTTAGGAAGTAAGCTGAAAGAGGTACTGAACCATCAACGGTTGAAGTTACGTTTATGCCAGTTAATGCAGGATCTGCCTCAACGGTTGCGCCAGCGTAAGCTAGAGCCATTCTTCCACCATCAAGTACCTTCTCTGAAATAAATCTTTCTTTGTCAAATAGAGCTGCCTTGTATCTTGCCATGAAGTCTTCAGAACCGATGATGTGGCTGATGTCGCCCATTGGAGCTACTGAATTTGCGCCGATGTAAATCTTGTTCATTGCATTTAGACCAGTTGTTGAGAAAGTACCACCAGCGGTTGCGTACTGATTCTTCCAACCTGCAACTGGGAAAGTTGTCTTAGAAATACCACCGACAGTGTTATTCTGGTTTCTTCATT